AAGCAATGTGGTCAAGTCGATATGATTCTTGAGGACCATACTTATAACCAAATTTCTTGAAGCAATCCATATAGTCAATAACAGCAACACCCATAATAGAATATGTTGAATTGACTTTACCAAAGATTTCACGCGATCTTTGTTTGATTGATTTATGTGGAGATAACCGTCTTGCAGTATCTTCTCCAAGTAATGCTATGATACGAGTTACGATGTATTGAATATCAAAGTACTCAACGTTCCAACCTGTTACGATATCTGGATAATCATTAGTCCATAATTTCATAAAGTATTGAAGTAAAGCACGTTCACCATCAACTCCATCAAATAATACAAACTCAATCTTGTCGTGTGGAATATCAGTTACAGTTTTTGTCTTGTCGTAATCTTTACGACCAAGTACATAATAGGTATCATTTCTTGAACTATGATAAGCAATTGAAGTAATAGGTTTATCAGCCGTTTCCATATTGGCATAACCGTCACTGATGTCAACCTCAATATCAAATGAAACAATATTAACTTGACTTACGTCATATGTAATCTTGTCAGGATATTCTTCTTGAATAAACTGAGTGACATAGTTTGTTGAACCGAAGGTCTTCATACCATGAACACCTTTGTATTCTTCAATGAAGTTCTTTGCTTCACGCATATCACCAAACTTGTGTGGAGATACAGGTAAGTCACCTTCTAAAGAACGATAACCTTCTTCTCCAGCTTTTGGAGTATGAACATATAGAGTTGGTTGAAAAGGTACGCGATACGAAAAACGTTTGCCGTTTTCATAACCACGATGTAAGATATTATTACCATACCTTTCAACGGATGTATAGAATTTTGTCAATGCCATAAGCCTTTTTGTAAATTTAGATAACCATTATACACTAATTGACAGGGAATGTCAATAGGTTTATGCTGCGAGCTCGGAGAAGTTCTTGAGTTTCTCAAACTTAAGGTTGTTTTCAAACTTTTCAGCAAATTGGTCTCCACGATGTGATATCACAAAGATATTGTCATCGGAATTCAATCCATGTAGTGTTTCAATTAAACTCTCAATACCTACGCCATCTAAAGCGCCGTCAAGAGTTTCATCAAGTATCAATAAGTTAGTGGATACGGAAGAACGAAGTTTCGCAACAGACCTCCACGCCAACATAATTGATAATGTGATACGTAGTTTCTCACCTTCTGAAAAACTAGCATAAGTAAATTTGTCTCTGAACCTAGAACGAATAACTTCATTGAACTCTTCATCCAATTGAAAGTCAACAAATAAGTCAAATGCTGCAAGATACTTGTTGATGAGTTTATTAATAACAGGAATGTACTGAGATATGATCTTAGCTTTGATACCACCATCTCTTAAAATAGTTTGCACAATATTCAATACTTCATGTTCATCGAGTAGCTTTGTTCGTATCTCTATTTGCTTATTTAATTTCTTCTGTAGATTATCAATCTTACTTGTATCAACTTCATCAACCTCTTTCTGAGCATTGTCTAAGTCTTTCTTGTATGTAATCAACGCGTTCTTCGACATTTTAATCTCAGCTCGGATTTCAGATATCTTAAAGTTGATTTCTTGTATCTGTTCTTCAATTTTTGAAATTGCATTTAGTCTTTCTTGATGTTTCTTAATAACTATACCTGTTGCTTGAAGACTTGTTTCAATTTGAGCTTTCTTTTGATTCTTTTCTATAATCTGACCTTCTTTGAAATCATGAGCAATACCTTGCTTACAAGTTGGACAATCATCGTTATGTTCGTAAAAGGATAGTTCCTTATCAAACGCAATACGATTTCTTTCAAGCTCTGCTCTTTTTTCTGTAGCATCTTGGAATTTTTGTTTCTCATCAGGTTTATCAGATATATCATCGTATAGTACTTTAAGTATTTCATCTTGAGTATCAATGCGAGTATTCTTTTCTTCAATTAAGTCAATATGTTCAGACATCTTTTCTTTAATCTTATCAACCTCAACTGTTTTAAGTTTACGAATCTCTTCGTTGTTCTCTTCAGCTGATTGCATATTGTTTTCTGTAATCTCAATCTCATATTTGTTGTCATTGATTTCAGTCTTAATACTTGACATACGATCTTTTGCTAATGTACCCATAACAGAGAACACACCAATATCAAGCAAGTCTTCAATAATCTCACGACGTTGATATGCACGCAATTCCATAAAAGGAATATAAGTAGCAGAACCAAGTACTACAATTTGATTAAAAGCTTTAAAGTTAATACCTAGAATATTAGATTCAAGGAACTCTTGATAATCACGAACTGATGCGTCTTGATTTATCATTGCTCCGTTTTTCCAAATTTCAAAGATGTTTGGTTTAATACCACGACGAATCATATACTTATCACCGCCAGCATTAAAATATAATTCTACAACAAGTTCTTTATTATTAATAGAGTTAACAAGCTGTGCTTTATTGATATTACGGAAAGGTCGACCGTATAACCCAAATACAATTGCATCAAGCAATGTGGATTTGCCTGAACCGTTTGACCCAGCAATTAATGTACTAGGTACTTGATTTAGTTCAATGGTTGTATATACATTTCCTGTGGATAATATGTTTTTATATTTTACCTTCTCAAAATTAATTCGCATTATAAACTAAGTGCCTCGTGATATAACTCATCAACTAAACTTTTTACTTTGCCTTTATCGACATTCGTCTCAAGAGAGTCAATGTATTGTGATAATATTTCTGTTGTGTCTTTTGTTTCATCAAGTATTTCATCAACACCTTCTGCATCCAAATTCATATGATCGTCAACTGCTCGAACATCGACTGCTCCGCATTCTGACATACGACTCATAAACATATCATAAAGATAAGCATTAGTTCTATTTTGAACAATTACTTTAACATAGGTATCTTTATATTGGTCAACATCGTATTGTGCAACAGTATCAACTGTCCATTCAGCATCATCATAAAATACTTTATAAAATACACGATTTGGATTTTCAATTTTTGTCATCTCTCGAGTTTCGGTATCAAATACATGGAAACCTCGACTACCTTTGTAATCTGACCAAGTCATTTCGTATGGTGCACCAAGGTACTCGACATTGCCATATCTTGAAGGATGGTGAAAATGACCAGAGAACGCAGATTCAAAATTCTTAAATACGTTCATATCAAGTCCATGAGTACATAAAGCACCTTTCATCATCTCGAAACCTTTTACTTCCAAATGACCCATAAGTATATGAGCATCAGATTCAGATACGAATTTTAGATTCTCTTCTGCATTTTCTTTATTAATCCAAGGAAGCATACAGAATTTAGTTGAACCAATCTCAAGATGTTTTGCTTTGTCTTGATACAAGTTAAATTGTGGATATTCCTTTGTTAGAAGATTCATACTATTGACTTCATTACTATTTACGTAATAGGTATCATGGTTTCCAATCAACGCATGGAAATCAATATTTCTTTTTGCTAAATTATCAAATAAGAATTCTTTACCTTTTTGTAAAGATACATAATTTATATATTTACGTCTGTCAAATGTATCGCCTAGGTCAAATACCGTCGTGATGTTGTGTTCGTCAATATACGGAAAGAATACTTCTTCAAAAAATTTTCGTTGAACTTCGTGAAATACTTTGCTATCACCTCGAGCACCGATGTGAATATCGGTTACTATCGCAATCTTCATATTACTCCTCGGCTGCTTCAGCTACCTTTTCTTTTCCTCTCAACTCAACAACCTGATTAAGTTTTGATTGTGTTGATTTTAAATAGGCCATTAGCTGCGCCCGTTGTTTTGTAATCTTTTCTTTTTTCTTTGCTGCTCGTTCCCATTTGAGTCGAGACACTTTGTCTTTATATACCACACCGTATAGGTGGTCAAACTCATGTAAGAAACATCTTGCGGTATAACCATCAAAAGAACCAGTCTGTTCGTTTAATTCTTCATCATACCATTTTGCCTCAACTGATGCTGGTCTTGCTAACTTAACAAACATATCAGGATAACTTAAACAACCTTCGATATCTAAAACGGTTTCTTCTGATACAGATATCACTTCAGGATTGATAAACATCATACATGAATCTTTTGATTCTCCAATGATAAACAATTTATAGTCAAGACCAACTTGACATGCAGATAGACCCAGGCCTCTTTTAGAGACCATTAGCTCTACCATCTGTTCTTTTAATTCTTTTGGATCAAATCCTGGATCTTTTAAATTGACATCGGTCAATTCTTTACTCAGGATCGGGTCGGTGGGTTTTACTAAATTCATAATTTACCTTCTTTTCTCATTTGTGCTCTAATTTTTGTAGCAGAAATATTATGTACTTCTTCTCCAAGATCATGTTCTGTAAATGTATAACCTACTCCACGACCATAGGAAATATCAACAATATTAGGAACAACTAATATCATATATTCTCTGCCTTCCATATACCCTTCGGTTGCCAAAGAATTTTTGATATTATCAATAACACTAAGCTCACCAAAAGGATTATCAGATTGATCTACGGTACGACCAGCACCTGCATCTCCTTCAAATCCGTATACTTCACGTACCATTATAACAACTTGTCCTGTCAATGTCAAGGCCTTTTTAAATAATTTTGTATGACCTTCATGCCAAGGTTGCCATCTACCCAACATTTGAACTGTTGGTTTCTTATAATCGAATGCTTCTTCTGGTGAACAATAGCTCATTTATTTACTCCATATTTGATATACTTATACCATACACGTTCGTGATAATAATATAAGATCATTTTAGTAGCAACCTCAAACCCGGCAATCATACCGGCCCAATCTACTTGTCCTGTAATTAACCAAGCAAGTAAAAAGGTATCTGTTGTTGCTAAGATTCTCCATGTTAATGTTTTTGCGACGTGACGTTTTGCGCTTACCTTCTCTGCCATTGTGAAAACGCCTTTTCTAAAATTGGTTCAAGTTTTAATTCTTCTTGAGGTCTGAATTTATCAACAATATAATTAACTTCAAGTTCGTTAGGTTTTTCAAAAACTTTATTCGTATCTTCAAACCTGCCTTCCTCAATAGTATTCATCCAAATAACATAATCAGGCTCAAACTCATCTCTTGCCTTTTGAAAAGGACAAACGAAATCCGCAATAGCAATTTTACCTGCCATAGAAACTCCGTCTGCAAGATGTCTCATTCGAGCAGCTTGTCTCATTCTGCCTTCATCTGAGAAATCCCAATCATTATATTTTTCTCTAACTGCGTCTGCATTAATCCAAACGCCTTCAACCAAATCTGCTAATGGTTGTGATAACGTACTTTTGCCTGAGCCAGGTAGCCCAAATACTAATACTTTCATATATCCTTACTTTTTTAGTTTATTTTCAAAATCATCAATGAACTCACTGATGTAATCTGGTAACTGATTGCCAGTCACAGGCTCTCCATCAGAATCATAAACATCATTGTCTAACATCTGTCTTTGAGAGGCTTTAAATTTAATATACATCTGCTTTTTCTCTTTAGAGATTCTTCGTAAGAATGCATACCAAATGATTTGAGTAAAATACGCAAATGGGTTCTGCGATTTATCAGGATCAAAGTTATGAATATATTGTAGACAGTTTTCAATACCGTCGGAAATCATTTCTTCCTTATACATATATCCGCTGAAGTTTGGCCTCGTTGCCAACCTTTGAGCAATCATCATAATACATTTACCAATATATTCTGGTACCTGAGGATTGCTTTCTCCGCTTTCCTCGGCTTCAATGCACTTATCTCTATAATCAGTCAAAGCAGCAAGGAGGTCCTTATTGTTTACGTAGTTTCTTTTCTTAGCCATTTCAAGCTAGTCTCCTTGTTTAAAATTAATGTTATTATATACCAAATTCATAGACATGTCAATGGTATATGTAACTTTTTTCATTTTTCTTAAAAAAACTATTGACATTCCAGAAAAACCTGTTATAATAAGTTTATCGACTTTAAAGGTATATTAGTTCCTAGATATCAATAGTAAAGATTTTAAATGGAAATTCCTCAGTCGAGTAAATTTCAATTCTCTGTTTAAAATGTTTTAACGTGTAGTTTTCAAAGCTCCCAACACTCAAATCATCAGCAATGTCATAGAGGACCGCATTCTGCGAGTCCTCCGCTTTACGCAAACTTCTACCGATTGATTGTAATACTTTTATCTCAGACTTCGAAGACGAAGCAAAGATTACATTATCAAGTCTACGAATATTAACGCCGGTACTAAATACTCCATAACTGGCAAGAATATCATGTTTCTTATCAACATCATTCTCAACCAAGTGTCGAATTCTTTCACGTTCTTCTCCTTTTGTTGCTCCGTATATAAAATGCAATTCACGACCTTCTGTTCTCAATAGAGGTTCAAGTATCTTACCATGCTTTTCTACTAAATCAAATAGAATCAAATTATTTTGATCTTTAAGAGAATGTACTAAGTTCTTGATGAAATTATTTCTCTTTTCATGATTAACAATAAACTCTCTTTCAGCCGGCCACTTTTTAACAGATTCTTTAACAGTGGCCAATGCTTTCTTGAAGTTTTGTTTTGCTTCATTACTGTGATTCAATACAATGGCTTTTACTTGAAAGTTAGCAACCGTTCCTTCTTCCATAAGTTTCTTTGTTGATACTACTTTCTTTACTTCTCCGAAACAACCTTCTAATACTAACCTATGGGTTTTGCTTTCTGAAGATTTGAGAGTACCTGTAAATCCATGACGGAATTGACAGTCCTCAAGATTGTGCATTATCTTTGTTAATGATTTTGCCTGAAAGGTATGGGCTTCATCTCCCATAACACAACCAAATTGACGGAACCAATCCTTAGGTTGTTTAATTAATGATTGCCATGTAGAAATAACAATAGGTGCTTTTGTATTTTTATCTACACCACCTTGAATTGTATAAATGTCGTCTTCACAACCATAATCTACAAAGTCACCTGCCATTTGATGAACTAATGAAATGGTCGGAACAATAATTAATGTTCTTAAACCAAACGTTTGATAATAATGTTGCTGAATTAAATAAATGATTAAAGATTTGCCTGAAGAGGTTGGAGATAATGATAACGATCTGCGATTCTTTAACGCATTTTCAATATATTCTATTTGATAGTCTCGTGGCTTATACTTACAGTTAATAGATTCCGCAAGTTCTTCAACATAACCATTTTCTATAATTTCTTTTTCGGCAATCTCTGATGGTGCATCGAGAATATAATCTCTCTGTTCACAAAACTTTTTTAGATGAGGATATAGACCAACATATAAAACAGGACGCATAGGTTGAAATAAACGAATTGTTCCGTCCCACACTCTTGCTTTATATTTTGGACTGAATTGATAACCTTCAGGTTTGAAGGCAAAGAATTCAGATAATTCTGATTTCATACCGGCATCAGCTTTAACACGCATATGCACAGCATTCAGATATTCTATTTCAATTCTTTCACTCATAATTGTTCTTTAAGCCAGGCTGCCTCTTCTTTACCAACTCGAAATGCAAATCCTACAGATTGAAACATGCCTTTCGGTACCTTTCTCCATAGGTTTTCTGGGTCCTTTGAATAGTTTTCCTTTGATGTTGCTAATATACAGCAATCACGTTCTAAAAAGAAATCCCAAAATTCATCAAAGGTCCATTCCTTTGAAAATAAAATATCAGCAGTTTCTTTTCTTGAATAGATATGTGCTCGATTAATTTTCTTTGGTCTTTTATAATCATTCTCTTGAATACGTTGAGCAGCTGCTTCGGTAATACCAATCACAGGCCAACCATATTCTTTTAATTCACTTGTTAGGGCAAGTAACATACCTTGACGAGCCCGAGGAGTTGCTCCTTTGATTTGTTTTATATGACAAAAACCATCGTAGATAGTTTCTTTTAATTCTTGTGGTATGTCGTCTTTATATGGGCTCATAATTTAATTGCCAATAATAAAAAGATTGCTAATAGTATCATGTTTGTAAAAAATATAAGTACCGCTAATATGGTATGATACCAAATCCATCTTGTCTTATATGCGTTTTCTAAATTCAAATCTGCAGGATCAATTTCGGATTCCATTATAGGCAACGTATGCATCATTGCCTTATCAATAGGATTCTTTTCAATCGGTTGCTCAAATAATTTTAAAAATCTTTCCCACATTAATAATCTCCGGACTGAAACTTCAAGATATCAATCATATTCTTTACTACGAAGTTTCTACTGTGTATTGTTTTAATTATATCTTCAAGATAGTTTGCGTTGGCAGTATGGAAGTCAATCGTCAAGCTCATTTTAATAATATCTTTATCTGCTTGAATGTATTTGTCCAAATCGTTTCTTAATACTTTTAACTGAAACGGCTTCCAACCTTTTTCCTTTA